GGATTCCAAACCCAGTTAAAATTGAGCGGTGTGACCGTCCCGTTGCGATGGGTCACTGTGATAACCGTGTTCAGCCGGCTCCCTCCAGCAATAGCAGTGGCCACCTTCACACTGAGCGCGACCTGATCATCGAGAAGCCAGCGCAACGCCTCTTCCATGTAGGTCTTGGCGGTATTGGCAACGGCCTGTGTAAGCCGGGAGCGATCCAGAAGCCATAGGCGCGAGCCAATGGGCACGCTCTCGCCGACATCACCCCACCAACCACGCCGGTCATCGCCGCCGTCGGGAGGGATATCCGCATCATCCGCAATGCGGTCGGTGAAGAGGCTAATCAATACAGCGCTGGCCAGGTCATTGCCGCAGGCCAAAGCACCGCCAGTGATTGACCAATCCCCCGTGCCGGTTTCTACGATCCACGTAGTGGTGATATCGCTCATTGTTGAGGGCTCGGCGTGGTAGTGCCGCTCCCGTTGGTGTGCTGGTTGAACAGCAACCGATCAGCGGCCATGGTACGGACCTTGTCCTTGACGTTGCCGCCGGCTTCGATATCGCCGCTAACATGCAGGACCGGGGTATTCATCTGCACCGCCTCGGCGGCATTGATCGTGACGGTGGTGGCNTTGTTGACCGTGACGGGAGCGCCCTTCGCCTCGACGATGATGCCTCCCTCTTTGGTCAGGTGAATCGACTTGCCCCAGAGGTCATAAATCATGGACTCACCCTCCTGCAGGTTCGTGGGGCGACTGGTCTGGTGCCCTGTGGCAACCACCACCCCTTTGGATCTGTCGCCGCCCAGGAACACCATTACGACATCGGAGCCCGCAGGCGGTCGTGAGGTGAACCCAAACTCGGCGATACGTGGCGTACCGTCGCGGGTTTCGGAGTCGTTGAGCTTCACCTGTAGCAGTTGAGCGGTCTTGCTGTCGTCGCTGAACGTGACTCGCCCCCAACTGATTGCAAGCTGAATTCTGCGCATCATGCGCTGAAGTACACCGCCAAAATCACCGGGTTGATTCGTGGCTGAGGTCATTGATGAGCACTCTGGGAAAGTTCGCCATACAGCGGTGTGAGATTGATAGGGCGCGGCAAGAACGCTTCGGGTGCCATGAGCGTGAGCTCTGCGGTGGTTCCTGAGGTGCTGTTTTTCAGGAAGGTCACTTCGCTGATCAGCATGTTTTCGGCGGAGAATTTCAGTTTCGGCAAATGAACGGGGACCAGGGTGTTGGGCTCCCATAACGCGCCAGTTGAGTCTCGCCAACTATCAGCCGTCAGACGAATAACTTGAGAGCGACCATGACGTCTAGCTACCTCCCAGTCTGCGCGCCTGATCGCAATGTCGTTACCCAGCCCGCCGCCCTCGGAGATGATCACCAATGCCCGGTGCCGCCTACAGTTAAGGTCCTTTGCGGTATAGAGCTTGTTGCCGCTCTGGCCTAGTTCGGTAAATGTGTCGACGGACTGAATGTAAACGTTGTAGTCCGAGTAAATCTGGTCGGTTGAAAAGTCGATGTAGGCCCTCTCAACGTTGGCGCCACCGACAAAGCCACTGGCAGCACGCCGCGTCCCGGCCCGACTGAGGAAAAGGCTCCCGTCAGGCAAGTCGTAAGCCAGTACGGCAGAGAAACGTGCCATACGATCGATGATGTCAAAGACCGACTCCCCCAGCATCAAGTTGGTCTGAGGGAGCACCGGCAAATCACTAACATCCGTCGCAACCGATATGCCATATACCGCTGCCAGTTTTTGCGCGACCCCCAGCACGGTCTGATTGCTCAGTTGACCGCCAGGCCATTGCGCCGCGCAGTCGATCAAATCGGCGCACTTGGAGCGCCCGCTGACGCGTATTGAGTGATCGCCCGCACTGATGCTCGGGATGTAGTGATCCACATAACCGGTCACCACCGGGTCCTGGCCAAGTCGCACCTGGCAAGCAGCACCCGGCGCAAGTTCCAATCGGTCAAATTCCCTCGGGTAAAGCTCGGTCATGCCGATACTGAAGTCGCTGGGCAGGCGCTCTATGCCGCGAGTGACTCGAACATCCGTCCAGCCGGATATATCAAAACCACCCGACGTGATGGTCAGATCGTCATCTTGCATGGGTCGCCTCACTAAGTTCGAACAGGGAAAGCGCACTAGCGGGCCAGGGCTTTCACGGTCGTTGGCATAAACGCCGGATGAATAGGGTTGGCCTGCTGGATCAGCTCATCGGTACGCCCGGTATCCCGATACAGTCGATTGGCCATGGCCAGGGCAGACATCGGAGCGCGAAAGCTGAACGTTTCAAGGGTTGGAAGCGTGGCACCTGTGGTGGTCAGAGCGCTCACCACAGCTTGGCGCAAGCCGACCAGGGCGCCGTAGCTCTCATCGTCCCCGCTGTCGCCCGACACCAGCAACTCCCCATCAATAAAACCGATCACCGTCGCCATGGTGGCCATGGCTTCGTCGTAAGAAGTCGGCACGTACGTTGCGACGACCTTGCCGATAGAGGCGAGAGCTGCACGCCTCAGCAGTGCGCTGGTGGCATCCTGAGCCACTCCTCGAGCGGCACCAATGATGCCGCTACCGGTAACCGGTGGCGGAGTATAGCGAGCCAATACACCCAGCAATTCAATTGCACGCCCAGGGTCAGCAATGCTGGCCACCAGTGCATCCATCACGCCCTTGACGGCGCCAATGAATTTCTGAGCGCTGTTTGCGTCCAGGTTCGCAGCAGCGACCATAAGCGTATCCATCGCGGTATCGACCACCGCGCGATTGGCCGCGTTCTTGGCGATCAAGTCAGCCATGGTCGCCGTGCTGTTCTTGGCTTTTTTGCTGACAATGAGTGCGCTGCTGACGTTGCCATTGGCATAGCGCCCAAAGTTGCCGGTGAGCAAGCTGGCCAAACTGGTGATACTGCGCACGTCGCGGGTGATACGGCCTACCAGTATCTGAAAGTCGGCGATCACACCTACCACCATACCCACAATGGCCTTGCCGAACTTGATGACGCCCTCAGCCGCGTTGATCACGGCCGTGACACCACCAATTACCTTGCGTACAAAGTCCAGCGCCGACGAAAGTCCCAGGGCAGCGGCGAGCTTGTCCAGCAGCGAACCGGTCGAGGTGCTGATGGATGGAAAGATTCGATCACCCGACTCGATGAAGACGATACTGATCTCAAAGTATCGCCCCATGTCCCAGCGCTCCGTGACGCTCAAGCCCTCGGATGGCACGCTGACCTTTAGCGCCCCCAAGGTCGGATGCATCAATGCCCCCGGCCCCGGTGCTTCAACAGCGGCCACCAAGGCGTCACGCTGCGCCAGAACGCTACCGCCGCCATACACCAGGCTGTCGGTGACCAGAAACCCGCTCATGCGGATTCGGCGAGCCGAGCGGCCCATGTCTTCGATGTAGGGCTTGTCACGTCCCGGGTATTCGTGGAGCGCCAGGCGGCGACCAAAACGAGCATCGCCACCGTAAACCGCGAATGGAACGCCGCGAAACGAGGCTTGGTTGAGCATCTGCGGCCAGCTCTTGTTCGACTCCTGAGCAATCTGGATGATCTCTGACAACAAACTCATGCGATAGCCCCTATGCCCGAATAGGCGATACGGCTCGAAGCCTGGACGTTGCCGTCAGACTTGACCTTTGTTTTTATTCCTTCGGGCGCGTTCTTGTGCTCGATTTCCACCTTCACGCTCCCATTTGTCGAAGCCTGCGCCGCTCCTTGGGTGTAAGGGCCATCTGGTGCTTGCGCTGGCACTGGGGGAGGTACAGGCATAGGAGGCCGCTCAGCCATCCCCGCCCTGACCTTGGCAATATAGCCACGGGTTTCCGCTGGGGCAGCACCCAATCCTTTTTTGTCAAGGTTGCCCTGCCCCCAGTTGTAAGCTGCAAGAGCGCGGTCGAGGTCTCCCCCGTTAGCCTTGAGCAAGTCGCGGTACATTCGTGCAGCCGCACCGGCTGACTCAGCCAGATTGGACGGATTTTTAAGTCCGTACTGGGCGGCAGTGGGGTCCATAAACTGGAAGTGCCCCTTGGCACCTGCCGAAGAGTTCATCCTGACGCCGCGGGACGACTCGGCATTCCAGACGCTATCAAGCAGGTTGGCCGGCAGCCCGTTTTTTTGCTCCAGCTTGTGGAAAAGGGTATTCGCCGAAGTTTGGTCTGGATGAACAGCCCTCATCTGCTCGGGTGAATAGCCCGCCTGCCGGCCACTGGAAATTTCTTCAGCTCTCTGGTTGATGGTCTCGGTGGTGGGTGTTGGCAGATACCAGCGATCCAACTGCTGCTTGGCCAGAGAAAGCGCGGCATTTTTGTCGCCTGCCATTGCAGCATTCTGTAGGTCTGCCGCAGACCTAGAGTTATCAGACCGATCCCCCGACAATGCAAGTGCCGCCACGACTACACTGAGCGCGGCACCACCGCGCACCATATTTGCAGCACTGGAGCCGGCAGCGATTGCCTGAGCGTCGGCTGTCGCAGCACCAGCAGCAATTGCCTGGGCTTCGGCTGTCGCAGCACCAGCAGCTTTTGCCGCCTTACGCCACCGAGTCAGCAAACCAATGAACTCAAGAACCCCAGC